CATTCAACGTCACGTTAGAGCCGTGATCCCAGAACATCACGAGCGGATCGATCAGCGGTGTCGTCGGCGTGTCGTTGTAGATGCCGTAATAGCGAAATGGTCCCATCGCCGCACCCGATGCCGTGAACACGACTTGAGCCGCCTGGACCGTCGTGATGCCGCCTGCTTCGGCAATGGTCAATGGCCCGCCCAGAGTAGCCGGAACATAGCCACCCGTCGCGGCAATCTGCGTGATGTTGGCGAGCACGGTGTTCGTGTTCACTGGCAAGTTGTTCGTCAGAAAAACCTTGAAGACATCAGAGCCCCATTTGTGGGTGCCCTTGTTCTTCTGCTCGCTGTAGTTGTTGAACTTTACTGCGTTAGGCATTTGAATCTACTCCTAGGCCAATACGGGCCGTGAACGTGATTGATACATGCGCTGGCGAGCCGCTCGAATAGTCGCCTCGCTTTGCACTTGTGCTGACTGCTGCGCCGCTGTGAACGTAGCACCGATTGTGTTCCCTGCATCCTGCCGATTTTCTCTGCGCAATTGTGTCACCTCTTGACGCAGCGCCCGCAACTCCCCTGAGAAGTCCGGCAGACCGCGAAGGAATGCTGATTCATTTTGAGGCAAGACCATTTCATCCTGATGAAGCAACGCAGGATAGTTATTGAACGGGACACGCGACAAGCCTTCGGCATGCGGATAGCCCAGAGCATAGACTTCACTGCGCGCAGAATTGAGTTCCCACAGCGCTTCATTAACGCTGATGAGCGTTGTGTCGATACTCACGAGATAGCCTACTTGCACTTCGAGTTGATGCAACTGATTCTCGGCGATGTCCTGCCTGTACCTTGTGGCACCGGCTGCTCCCTCCATCTCCTCTGTGATCCTCTTGAACAAGTCATCATAGCCCGCACCCGAAGCGTACATTTCCCTGCCGCCTTGCAGCAAGGCTCGCGCAGTCTCTTGCATGCGCGCTACGTCTTCGGCTTTGTAGCCGCCCATCACCGTTTGCTGACGTGCTTCGCTGTATTGCCTTTCGAGTTCTGCCATCCGCTCTTGCGGATTAAGCGTGCTCAATGCCTGATCGACTCTCAGTGAATCGTTGAAGTCTAAGAACGATTGCGTAGCGGACTTCATCGCGTCACGCGTCGTTGTCAGAACATCTTTCTGCCGATCATAGGCACCGCGCAAGTTCTCTAGTGCGTTGTCATATCTTTCCGTTGCCTTGGCAACAGCCTCAGACGAATCTTTAAGTTCAGCAAACGTGCCCGCGATTTTCAACAACGAGATGTAGCGCATCCTGTCGCCTTCATCTTCGAGGTTGAGCCCTTCGATAATCTGACGAAGACGCGCAGGACTATAGCTTCGCAAAATAGCTTCGGTGTAGCCTGTCCATCCGCTGCCTGCTTCATTGAGAGATGCGGCCATTTGCTGATAGGCCATGCTCTCTTTCTCAGCGTCAGTGAAGAACTTCTCGTGATACGTGGCAACACTGGACGCAAGATTGTCGACACCGCCAGCAAGATCAACAAGTCTGTCCGCAGCCATTTGCGACACTCGACTCAGATAACTTCCCTGAGTCCCTAGCGCCCGTATCTGCATCCACATATCATTGATCGAATCATTAGCCGCTCTCGCTTGCTTATCGAGTTCAGCGAAAGCGCCTGCGGCTTGCATCAACGATGCGTAGCGCATCCTGTCGCCTTCTTCCGCGAGATTCAATCCTTCAACTACTTCTCGGAAATGTTCTTTGCTCCACGTGCGAAGAATCGTTTCCGAGAAACCCTCCCAGCCTGTGCCAGCTTGATTGAGTTGATTGGCTAGCGCTTGATAGCCGATGCTCAATTGCTCGGTGTCGGTGAAGAAGTTTGCGACGTAGCCGGAAATACCTGCCGATAGATTTTCGATGCCACCGGAAAGCTCGGCGAGACTCACAGCGGCTTCAAGCGAGATCGAGCTAAAGCCCTTGACAACATAGCCCATCGCTTGCATGGACTTCCAATATTTTCCAACAGCGGCAACTTGTTCGAACGCACCGAGCTTCGCTTCATCAGTCATGCCAACAGTGACTTCATCGAAGTAGGCGAGCATCTGCGCATCCATGCCAGAATTGCGCAACGCTTCGACCATGACTTTCGCGGAACCTGCTGCCAATGCTTTCTGTAATTCTTCGGCTGTGCGTCCTGCGTTTCGATCCACCGATTCACTGATCTCGCTGCGAATCTGCACCATCGATGGTGCTGTGCCTGCCGGGTCCATCGAGTAACCAACACCGAAGCCCATCTCTTGCCGCGACGATCCAAGCATCTGCGCCATGCGCCGGTACTGCGTGCTCAAATCGCTCACTGCACGCATGGCATTGGCATCCATTGCATTGCCCATGTTGCCGATCAACGAACCGGCCTCGAAGCCCGCAGAGCCTTCAACCTTTGGCCCGCCTTTGTGATTGCCCCACTTCTTGTAGGCAGCATAGGCCGCAACCGCTGCCAAGGCTATCCAGCCCGCCACAGGGATTGCAGCGAGCCCCGCACCGGCACCCATGCCTATCGCATTGGCCGCAGGCAGGCCCGCCGCCATAGCGCCGCTGTACGTCGTCGTCGCAGCGGTGCCGACACCGGCAAAGAGGGACGATCCCGCCGCCTGTCCGGCCAGCGAGCCCATCGTGCCACCGAAGCCGCCGCCGCCGCCACCACCACCAACCGCGCCGCCCGTTGCGCCACCGACTGCACTGCCCATGAATGAACTGCCGATACCCTGCGCCGCTGCCATGATCGTCGGGCGAAGAATCATAGTCTTGAATAAATTCTCAATGAGTTCTTTCGCGTTGAGCGAGCCCTTCATCAATTGATCGGTGAGCGATTGCCCGATCTGATCCCACGCCTTTTCATACGCCTTCTTTATTTCTTCCGCACCCTTCTTCGCCGCGTCAATCGTCTCGACACCTTTGAGTGCTGCGTTGATCTTCTTTTGATTCGCAATCATGGCTTCTAGATGAGCCTTCATGATTGGGTCGCTCTGATGAACAACCAATTGTTCTTCTAAGCGCAGCAACGTTGTCGCGCCGATCTCGCTCTTCAACTTGCCGCGCCCCTCAAGTTCAGCTTGCGCAGCAGCTACCGCTTCGTTAGACGCCTTCAGTTGTGCATCACGATCCTTCTTCGCGTTCTCGTATGCATCTGTCTCTGCCTTGATGTAATCTTCAGCCGCTTTCGCTTGCTCCTTAAGCCCGTCTGTATAGTACGGTTGCTGCTGAAGTAAATCGTCAACGATCTGTCTATACTGCGTTTCAGTGATGTTGCGCCGTTGAAGCTGAATATTAATCAACTTCATATCTTCGATGAAGCCTGGATCAAGACCGGCGGCTTTGAGAGAAGCACCCTCCTGCATCTTCGCGAAGTCTTCGTCCTGCTTCTTTATTAGCTTCGCGAGTTCAGCCGCCTTCTTCTTCTCTTCTGCTATTTCTGCGTCAGTCTTACCTTTGACAATCGTCAAGGTCTGTTCTGCGGCATCGGCCTCTGCATTGATCCGATCTCGCAACTGTTTGTCCTGGGCATCACGCAAAGTTTTGCCGAACAACTCGCGCTTCAAAATATCCTGAGTCGTCTTTGCATGTTCAGCGAACGCTGCTTCTACACCGCCCCAATCGAGCTTTGCAGCGGCAACAGTTGCTTTCGCAAGAGAGGTGATGCCAGAGATAAGAAATTCAACGGTGCGAGAAACAATCTGCACGGCTTCGATAACTTCACCAATCAGCGTCACCGCGCCTTTTGCGAATTCTTCGATAGCCTTGTTCGACGCAAGAGAATCCATGCCCTTGCCCAAACCGAGCGCATTCATCACCGCTGTGCCCATTGCAGCAGTGAACGCAGAGATCGCCGGTGTTGCTCCTATCGTCAAGAACTGAACCGCTTGCTTCGTTTGCGATGCCCACAGCGCATTTGAATCGTTCAAGTCATCGACACGAGAGATCATTTCACCAGTGAGCTTCGTGTTGAATGCTTGCTCATTCGCAAGCACCTTCAATGCTTTACCTACTGCGCCCGCACCTCTGCCGAAGATGGCTTGCAGAATCTCAGTCTTAGCAACACCGTCACCATACCTGCCCATCTCTTGCCCGAGCTTCGCCATTTTCTCGGCAGGGTCCAACGCTTGAAAGTCTTGAAAGTTGATGCCGATTTTTTGCAGCGCTCGTGCGGCTTTGTCGCCTTCTTCATCAGTCGCTGCAAGTACACGCGTCATCTGATTCATGTAGCCTGCCATCGACTCCATCGACACACCGGCCACATCGGCTGCTGTCTGTAGCTTCGCGACCGAGATCGGCGAAGTCACCGGCCTGCGACATCAACGAATAGAGTTGCTTGACAGATTCAATGGCTATCTCGACGCCTTTCTTAAAAGCATCGGCAGCAATGGTGCCCTTGAAGATACCCTTCGCTGCGTCGTCGCCGCCTTTGCCGCCTTTCGAGCCGACCTTATCCATCGCCTCTGCGGCCTTGAGTGCCGCACGCGTCAATTCGTCAAGCGCACTACTGCCTTGACCGACCTGACTTGAGTCAACGCCGATGCCGAGTGTTGTTATGTCCATGCGACATTACTCCACGACCTCTTCTTCATCTGGCCTCTTCTTGTCATCAGAAGACGCTTCACGCATGGTCCTGTCCATGCGAATGAGTGTGTCAAGCTCCCAGGATGTAGGTACGATATTGCGATTGCTGAAGAAGGCTCGAAGCTCCAACTCTGATATAGCTGACACGCCGAAGCCTGCCGCACGTGTGCTACTGAGACGGATGAACCAATCCCAAAGATAATCTGTACCCGTTGGCATTTGATGCGAACGAAGTTGAACAAGTTCTTCAGGAGCAACACCCGTCATCCTTTCAACAACTGTGAGCGTCTCGTACAGCGTTACGCCGTCTTTACCTCTTTTGCCACCGTGAGCACTGGCTTCGACGAAGGTGCAGATGTCGACTGTGATGGCTTCAAAAAAGACGCTTCATCCTCAAGTGCTGCAAGTATGCGGTCTTTCCAACTTGGCTTTACGGAAAGTATCTGTATCACTCGCTCTTTGACGAACGGCGCAGCTTGCCCTTTAACCGTGAAACCAAACCAACCCACAACAACCGCAGCAGCCATTTCAAATTCGTTCTGCCGTAGCGTTGCGTCAAGTTGCTCAGCACCTTCTTCGGTCTTGAGATCGAAGCGTGTTCGCTTGATTGCTTGTCGGCGAATCGCTTTCTGCCGCTGTCCGGCGATTGTTTTCTGGTATTCATCCGAGTCCTTGCCGACGATGATGAAGCCGTCAGTAGGTTCGCCTTCTTCGTCCCACGCAACAGCAACGCGTTGTGTATTGGGCTCTTCTTGAACTTGATCTAATTCCATTTACTTTCCCGTGATGTTGAAATCATAGATAGTCACGTCGCCGGGACCATACACAGCTTCGATGCCGATCTGGATGTTCGTGCAATACTCGACGCCGCGTGCAATGTTCACATTGCCTAAGCCCTTGTGCGATGTCATGTGCGCGAAGAACTTCGTGAAGTCGAGATGAATGTTGCCGCTCGCATCAGTCGGATGATTGTCGCCGTCGTGCTGGAACACAACGAACTTCCAACCTGTGCGCTTGCCGCCTGTCTCTTCATTCGTGAAGTTGCCGCGCATGCCGCCGCCGAATGAGTAGGCCGCGCCCGCAAGATAGACGTGATAGAGCACACCGTCAATCGTTACGTCGTGGCTATACCACCCAGGATTGCGCCCATTCGGATGCCGCCCGTAGAGGCCCCAATTGCCCATTGGAATCATGATCTCGTGCGTGAGCGACGCGTTGTTGAATCCGAAGGCTTGATCGGTTCTTCCACTTCATGTCGGCAACAAGCGAGCCCGGTGCCATGCTGTTCAAGCGCTTCGGCAAGGCATGCCCAGGCGCAGCACCACACGGCACGCGACGAATGACCGATCCGCCTTTCGGTTGCCATCCGTTCTTCACAGTCGGTGGCGCATTGTCCGGAGGAGTCTGCACGACAACACCGTCAGGAGCGCGCACAGCGTACTCCCACGCGGGCCATTGGTCCGGACCAGAGTGACCCGGCGCAGGCCCGTAGATGATGCCTGGATAGCCCTTGACTTCGCTGTACGCAGGGTTGTCGTTGATCTTCTGGCCTTGCTGATTGAACTCAGGCCATTTCCATTTGATGCGGCAAGCAATACCGCCATTCGCCGACACGGTATCCAGGCGATTGATTGCCTGCATGAAGTCATACGATGCGGTGCCTTCGTTGATCCCGGCCTTGCCCCATCGGTTATCGATGATCCAATACTTGTCGATCTCTAGCATGTCGGCAGGATGTCGAACAACATCTTCGATAACCGGCATGCCTGTCGACGGTGCCGGTGCCGGTGTGGGTCCAGGCGCAGGAGATGGCGCAGGCGTCGATGTCGACACACGCGGATCGAATGCATCGACCCATTTGTCACTCTGCCACTTCCACCACCCGCCAGCTTCGTTGTTCTGATAGACAGTGCCATTGTGATAGAGCATCAGCTTCACGTTCGATGAGATGGTGTCAGCACCATTGCGACGAATAGCGCCGCCGACCACAGACCAGCGTGCGCCCGTGCTGTCAAAGATTGCGGGCGCAGGCGGCATCGTCGTGCCGTTAGGACTCTCTGCCTGCACCGCAGGAGGTGCCGGTGTCGGTACAGGCGCAGGAGATGGAGCAGGCGACGGCGCAGGCGCATCAGCGGCAGTGAACGTGCCCGTAAACGTACCGACGAATGTACCTGTGAGCTTGTCGCCTTCAGCCATGTGTATTCTCCTTGAGTATTGTTTACGCGGGAACAACTGCACTGTCTTGCAATTCAATCGTCGACGCATTCGCCGACAACAGAGGCCCGCCGACATCGTTGAACAACGCGACGAAGTTGTATGTGCGCTTCAAGCCCGTCTCAACGTCATCAGGGGTACTGGAATTGAGCTTGACCTTATGAAGCGAAAACGTATTGAAATCCGCCGTGTCTGCATTGCTCGCCGCAAGAGCAGAGACGATGCTCGTTTCGACTTCGTCGTCATAAAGATCGGGAATGTCCGCACTGTCATAGTATGCAGTGAAACTCCCGCTCGCCATGAGCTTGCCGGTGAACACGTCAGGACGAATCACGTCACCCACAACAGGATCAGCCACAGCGCCGCGAGCGTCCAGGGTCAACGAGAGATCAGTCACCGTGCCGCGACGCACACCGCCGACGATCAAAGCGCCGCCCGCTGCCACCATGACGCCCGTCGTGGTTTCGTTTGCCGGTGCTGCGAAGTAGCGTGCCGGGTCTTTGAGTTGATCCAGGCCCAGGAACGACCAATCAAGACCGGCGTTGCCCGATCCAGGCAGGCGCACATTCACCGATGCGGCCTTCACGTCCTGATTGCGTTGGCTGCGCGGTACTTCAGGGAACCACTCTTCGAATGTATAGTAGATGTCGGTGTGTCCCGTCTCAGGCACGAACGTAATGCCGCCTGGGAACGAGAACGACGACGACGGGATTGCTGTCTCAACGGCGAGCCCTTTGCGATTGAGCGGCATCACCGTGATGCTCGTTGCCGACACCGCAGTGATTAAGCAATTGCGCCGCGAGCCACCAACACCGGCAACACCGGCAGCAAGACCCGCAGTCGGACGAATGACGCGACCGATCTTCGCGCCGTCTGTGAGCCACGAGCCGGTGCTGCGTCCGATGGTGTACGTCGGGCCACTGCCCACGATTGCAACTGTTGCCGTCACGTTTGATATGGGCGGGATTGCGGTGAACTCGCGCATGAGCAACGCAGCGAAGAAGTCGGCGAACGTGCCAGGAGAGAACAGCGACGACACAGAGCCGTTGACAGTCACAGCACCATGCCGCGAAGACATCAACTGCTTGCGCGATGTCTGTTCAGACTCAGTTGTATATGCTTCTTTTGTCCTGTCGAATGTCGATGTGTCGCGACGAATGACTTGTCCACCCGTACCGGGAACCGCGAGCGTTCCCTTTGCCGGTTGCCGCTTTGCGATTAAGAGCTTATTTGCACCTTTTGCGATTGCCATGATGGTGTGTCCTCAAGAAGAACGTTGATCTTTAACTTTCTACTTGCGCTTGCCAGTAGATAGTTACCGGAACCCGCCACTGACCTTCAGCGGGCACAGCAGCCGCCACAACAGGCACGCGGGTGATAATTGTTTCAATACCCTCTTCTGTCAAAGTTGTGCCTCGACGGAAGTGCGCGCGCAATGCATCTACTCGGTTCTCAGCGTCCCTTGGACCTTTACCCTGGGGATAGAACAACGCGACTTGCAAGAAGCCTTGCTCAATGAATGTGAGCGAGTCCATCGGCGTGATCGGCTCAGTAGGAACGAAGCGGGCTTCTTGATACACCGAGCCATCAGCCGGTGGCGAGAACCCCACGTTATCCCATGCCGTAGGAACAGATGGCGTGAGCGCTGCCAAATGTTTTTCTAACGCACGACGAATTTGCGGCATGCTCACTTGATGTCCTTAACTTCTGACGCAATGTATGCGGCATAGCTTTGCACTGTTGCACGCACGATGCCAGGAGGTGAGGGAGCTTTCTTTGACCAACCGTATTCCAGCCGCCTCGCGTATGGCAATGAGTTGGTGACGTAGAGCACACCGCCAGCTTGCGCATTTGCGAAAGCCGCAGTGATGCGCGCTATGGTTGTTGATCCATCAGGATCAACTGCGTCGATGGTTGACGTATCTGGCGAGCCAATACCGGGCATCCAGTTTGCACGAAACCGGCCTGTGTCTACTGGCGACATCTTGACCATTCGTGATCCCATTTGAATGATGACTTTGCGCACAAGCACATCCATCGACAACTTTGTCTTCTGCTGAAATTTCCTGATGTCGTCAGCGAACTTTGCGTTATCGAAGTTGCTCATGTTCCCCTCGCCTGTACTTCATGTAAGACGACCACGCCCGCAGGCTGTAGCGGGCGAGACTCCACAACTTCGAGACGGTACGCGCCAAGCGTGATGACATCACCGCTCTGCGGAGTCGTGCCCAGATTAGGAGCAATAAGCACGCGACGATCTCCACTCTGTATGAGAGCACCGTCGACTTCACGCTGGTTGTATTCAAATTCAACACCGCTTGCACTCCATACAAGAACTTCGCCTTCATCAACTAGACCCGCGTCAGGGTCATACCCTGCACCGGGAGCAGGCCGAGTAAGCATCACAATCTGTCCTAGCTCATTGAGCAAGTCAACCGCTGCTTGTGCTAGCTCGCCATACAGTGCAGATGCCATCAGACTCTTTCGAATAGCACAGAGCCCATGCCCGCGCCGCCGCTGCGTTCAATCAAGCCATACAGCAAATCGCCGATGATCGGATAATGTGCCGCTTCATCTATAGCGGCAGGCTGTGCATAGCGCAGCGTTAGAGGCCCGACTGTCTTTTCAAGCACAGGCGCAGAGTCTAGATCGCGATACAGTGTGCCCTCGACATGGCGACGTGCCGCTTCAGCCGTTGCCGCAGCGACATTCGGATGCACACGCGCAATGGCCGGTGTTACCGATGTATCCCACAATGCCGCCGGAAGAAGTCGGCGCGCAAAGATAAACTGTGTACCGCGCCTCAATGCTGCTTCGCGTTCAGTCGTTGTCTTATTGTCCCAGACGTTTTTCGCAAAGCCGAGCGCAGTTAGATATGTATTGGCATCCTCTAGGCTGATGAAGCTGTCATAGCCCGGAGCCGGGTAGACGGCTACAGCCATGATGCGTTAGACCCCTTCTTCTTTGTCGAGTCTCTTCCAGCCGGAACGCTCGTGAATCACCACATCGCCGACGCCGATGTCGACTTCTTGACCATCCTTCTGCATGCGCACAGTCTCGCCTTCGGCTTGTTGTTGAAGCGCATTGTCAACAACAGCAGTCATACCGAGTTCTTCGCTCGGTCCCTCCGACGGTGCACCATTCGGTGCCTCGCTCTTAGACGCAGGCATGGCCTTCACGTTCTGCCGTCCGACATCGACCGATGGCTTGACTTCATCGGGTTGCATGGGTGCAGGTTCATCGTCGTCAACGATTGACGTTGATCTTGTCGCTGTTTTCATCTTTAGCCTCTCGATTAAAAATCTCCGGACCGAAGTCCGGAGCAAAATCCGACCGACCAACATCGGCCACAGGAGATGTCAGGGTTTGTTCAGCGGGTTGATCTGCGGTGTGTCGCCACCGGGCGCAGTCGTCGGGCCGCTCTGTTCGTCT